TAATGCGGTTGCTGCACCTACACCTTTTAATAAATCGGTTTCAGGGAATACTTCTTGGATTCCAACTTGTTTAGCAAATGCACCACCACCTTCTTCGATAGCTTCTGATCCAATCTCTCCAACGGTACTCTTTAGGAATCCTGCTGTCCCAGGCATTCCTTTACCAACTAATGCACGTTCGATAGCTGTACCGCCAGGTAATTTAGAAGATGCCAAGCTAAGTCCTGCGGCTTCAATAGCGGCTACTCGACCTTTAGATAACGCAATTCCTTGGGCTTCCTCATCAGGAACGCCTTGCTCTCTTAACTGCTTGTAGATAGTCTGGTAGGTGTCATAGCCTACGTCTGTGCCTTGCATAACAGCACCGCCTGAAACGGCAGAACCTACGCCAACTTTTGCCATGGCTTGTTCAGTCGCTTCTTTCATAAGCAACTTAGCACCGCCTTTACCTAATATACCAAACCCATATGTACCAATTAGGTTAGGAATCTGCTCGGCAAAGAATGATGTCAGCAGGGCTGGGTCAGTAGCAGTAGTTCTAAGCGCTGCGCCCGCTTCTTGAAAGAACCCTTCGGCTTTCTCAATCTCTCTAGCCCGTAACTGTTCTTTGGCAATTAATGTGGGTGATTTAGCTTCTTCACCAAGCTTCTGGATGTCTGCACCCAAAGCCTGAAGACCAGTCTTTTTTTGTTCAGGGAGATCGCCTGTTCTGGTAAAACCTACTAACTCAGAGATCTGACCTGGCAATTGCATAAGATTGCCAACGCCCGATACAAAACTAGCGCCAATATCTTTAGCGCCGCCTACAAATCCACGGGCAATTTTTGCTTGATCTTCTGGATTGTCTAACGTACCAGTAAACGGCTTTAGTTCTAATGGTTTATCTAGCTCACCAGTAAACTCTTTAATAGGCATAACTGTCCTTTAAGAAGCAGTAACTAGTTTACCATCTGGTGTTTTATAAACTGGCTTTCCTTGTGATGTGCCTACTTGCGTTGATCCTGGCGGTAAACCTGATGGTAAAACTGACTGAGTTTGTGCGCCAATACCTTGATCTCTTAAGAATGCGTTAATGTCATTTTTATATTTAGCTTGTAATACTGGGCTTTCGTAGAATGCTTTCATAGCAATATTACGGGCAGACAAATCTGGATCCTTAGCTGCGCCAGATAACATACCCATGATTTCACGATCACTAAGTCCTGCGCTCTTACCAAGAGCAATAATTTGCTCAGTGCTGGTTTGTCTTCCTGCTTGTTTGTCTGCCGCAGCTGCTTGACGTCCAGTATATCCAGCTAATTCTTTACGAATTGCAAGCTCATCTGCTGTTTTCTTAGCTTCTTGACGCAGACTTTCAATACCCATAAGTTCTTTAATGCGACCACGCTCTTCAGCCCGCAGTGCTTTAACATCTTCACCATATCCTTTGAGGGCAGGGGCAGCGCCCTTACCAATATTAACAAAAGCGTAGGGAGATTCACCGCCTAACATATTAAGACCAGCCTCCAAAAGTCTAGCGTATTTTGCTTCTTCTCTAGAACCTTTGGCAGCTTCACGCTCATCCATAAGCATCTTTTCGTACTTAGAATATAGTGGCTCTTCTGGTGGTTTGTCTTCTTGTTTTGATTTTGGTGGTTCTGTTTTAACTTGTGGAGCAGCCTTAGCAGTGGAAACGTTTCCACTTTTTTTGGCAGCCTTATCTTTTTGTTCTTGTTCAAATAGGGCAGTAGCCTTATCAAAATTCTCAAAATCTTTGTTTAATGTTTGTTGTTGACGCTCTCTTTGCATAACGTCAGTAACGCTTTCGTTAGGCTTCATTCTGCCTTCTGCAACCATTTTTCCTTTGGTTGTTAAGTCAGTACCCGCAAACATAGGTATCTCACCTGTACGAGCCATTTGTGCAGTGCGGAATCGTTTTGCCTGGTCTTCTGGAGATTCGTTTATAAATTTACTTACAACATTGGCAAAAGGAATACCAATATTGCGTTGATATAAATCAATTGGATTGTAATTTCTAGGATCTGTAAGCGCTTTTTTAATTTGACTGCCCAATCCAGCAACAGCACGGCTGCGCTGTAAATAAGGATTCTCTTCTAAATATCGTTGATCTTCTTCTGTTTGATCGGTTGTTTGCATATCAACAGAAACAGGTTGATTTGGGTTGTTTTGGAAAGCTACAATTCCACCGCCAGCATATTGTCTTTCAGGAACAGGGATTTGAGCTACCCCAATATTATCCATTGCTGGCATTTGTGGCTGCTCTGCCATGGCGTTTTGAGCCATGATCTGTTCCATCACAGATGTCTTGGGAACGCCACCTTGCATTGCTTTAGATTTGGCGGCTGCATCAATCATCTCTGCTTTACGAGCAAGAATAGGGGCAACCATTTCGGTGGCAATTTGTTTTCGTTGAGCCATCTGCATAATCATGGCTTGCGGAAGTTTTGCTAGATCATCAATTGAGCTAGACTGCTGGCGGATGGCGGATAGGATGCTCATTATTTACCCATCATATTAAATAAAGAAAGACCTCCCAAACCAATACCTGCTAACTGACTAGCAAAGCTAGGTGGTGGGGTTGTTTGTATTTGTGTGCCAACAGTATCACCTAGTGGTACACCACGCAAAATATTAGAGAACGAACCTAATTGCTGTTCTGGGAAACCTAATGCTCTCATTTGGTCTTGATACGATGCATCTATTTGCTGTTGCGCTATAGACCTGTCAGTGCCACCAAATGCTCCTAGTGCAGTGGCACGGGCTAAGTCTGATTGTTGCTGTAATGCACCCTGTTGACCAAGCCCTTGACCTAACTGACCATAGGTGGCAGCAGATCCTAGCTGTGCTTTTTGAGCTGCTTCAAAAGCATTTTGTAAACCTGTGGACTGTATTTGACCTAGTTTGGTTTGAAGGTTTCTATCTGCTTCAGTTTGTGCCAATAACTGTCTGGCTCCGCCATAGGTTCCTTGACGAGCAGCCTGTAGGTTTTGTCCTACCAATCCTTTTTGTGCATCTCTTATAGCTTCTGCTTTATTAACGTCTATGACGTTTTGAGCATAAGGAGACATATAAGTCTTAGTCTGCTCTGGACTTAACATTGAGCTTAACGCTCCTAAGCCTTGATTGTATGCACCATATCCAGCTTGGAACTGGGCTGGTTGTTGCATCCCAGCAATTCGTTGACCTGCTTGCTGTTCATAAGGAGACAGTCCCGCTACTCTGCCAGCGCCTTCTAATCCTAATCTTGCTAGTGGTCTGCCATAAGCAGTCGCATAATCCCTAGTAAAGATGCGTTGAGCTGTTGGCAGCAAACCATAGGCTTCACCAGCATCCGTACCTGTAAAGTACGGTTCTAATATCTCTGGAATATTTTGTTGACCTGATGTTACTGTAGTAGTCTGTGCCATAATTTATCCTTTAAGCGGGCATCATTTTCATTGGGTTAATCTGACGACCTTGCTTTTCATTGCCTGTACGAGCTTTCCTTACCCTATCCATCATAGAATATAACTGTTTTGCCCCTGCTTTAGAAGACCCATTTCCAAGATGTGAGACCACATCAGCAGGGATTACAAACTCTCCATCTGCCAGCCTAGCCTCTTGAGTACCCTCTATATTAGCTTTAATTGAGTCTGACATACCATCGCCACCGCCAGACAGGAATCTAGCTATACCGCCCTGTGCCATCCCTGTGACAGGTACTGCGGCATCTTGTGGGGCAGGTTGTCCAGCAACTTGTGAAGAAAGCTGTAAAGCATTCTGTATACCAGCTATTTGCGGTCTATTGTATTGATAGACATTTTGAGCATTCACAGCGTTTGATATTAAATAAGGATTGGACTCAGCAAATTCACGTGATTTAGCTGCTATATTTTCTGGCGTTAACAAATCAGCCCGAGTCATCATTGTGTTTGCTTGATATGTTCCAGGCATAAATGGGTAATTTAATCCAGCATTTTTATATGCGTTTGCCAATACATCGCCTGATTGATAGTAACCAGGATCATTGGCAGTTAATACTCTTTGACGCTGTCCTGCCTCTAGCCTTGCTTTAGCAAGATCTACGTCTTCCCCAATCTGAAGACCGTACTTAGGATCAATAATTACATTGGATTTTGGTGTGTTAAGGGCGGTAATTCTTTCTTCTGCTGTTTTGGTTGGATCAGATAAAACACTAGAAATTGTTCTATATTGATCTAAATTTAATGCTCCAGCATCCATTTGACGGTTTAGATATTCATTAACCAACGGAACATCCATTACAAAATCGCCTGCTGTTCCTGTATAGGTAGGTGGTACGCCTGATGCGTTATTTGTAAAGACGCTTTTAAATGGTCTTTCAGTTAATGGGGTAACAAATTGAACAGGAACGCCGTCAATATAAGAAACGTTGACACGATCATCTACGTTTGTAGGTAGATCATAAATACTGGTTGTTGGTCTTCTACCGCCAGATGGATCTGCGGCTAAAGAAGCTAATTCCATTTCTGTAAACTTAGTGCCAGGTGTAATGCTACGTTTAGTTTGTTCTACTTGAGCTGCTTTTGCAATCTCGTCCATCAACTGTTTTGTTGTTAGACCCTGTGATTGGGCTAAAGATTGCCAATATTGAAATCCTGATTGTTCCGCTGTTCTAGCTAAGTTTTGGCGATAAGCAGATTCAATACTTTGGGTTTCATGTATTTGCCCTTCAAGACTACGATTAAGAGCTTGAGCAACTGATTGAGGAGACGCACCAGCAGCTATTTGACCTGTCCAATACTTAAGACCTTCTGCATCGGGCGCACGACCCAGTTGCTGTGTATATAGTTGAGTAACTAAATCTGTTGTGTTTTGTGGGGCTTGTGATGGATTGGCGGCAATTGCCCGTTGATAAGCAGACGTAGCCTCACCTATACTAGAGTCCCCTGAAGCAATTAAATTTTGCGCTCTAGCTATTTGATCTGAAGATACCCCAAACATAGATTGCACATGGCTAATTTCTGATGGAGTTGTAACATTATTGTTAGCTAAATAAGATGCCACTTGTGCATCACTAAACGTTTTATCTGCATAAACGCCACCTGAACCTCCGCCCTCAGCAAATCTAGCTATACCACCAGCTGCGTAGCCAAGACCAAATAATCCCTTATCTAAATTGCCTTGATTCATTGAAGAATAGTCGCCGCCTCTTTCGTCATCTACAGAACCACCTTCAGCAAACCTATACGGATTTTCTAAAACTGCCCTCTTAGCCCGCTCTTTACTTGCGGCTATTCTGGCTAACATATCGGTATTCGCTTGTCTTGCTGGTCCCGCTGCAATGTCAGCCTCTTCTTGCATTTTTTGTGCTTCGTCTATTGCAGACATTCCAGAAACGCCCATAACGATAGGAACACCCGATTTAAACGTACCAGCTTGGGTACCAAATCGTTCAGCCGCTGCTTTAGAATCAGAACCAAGAAGATTACCAACACCACGTTGCATTGCGTCAGTGTCTCTAAAGAATCCTTTTGGAGCTTCTTTAACTAAATTAGAGGTTTGATTTACAAGACCCTCTCCAACTGTGCCAGGCGGGGCTGAAACCAAATTAGAAGTGGTTGTTGCAACAGGTTCTGTACCAGCAGCTTCTAAACCAGCACCAACAGTAGATGCTCCATAAGCGGCAATACCGCCCATCAAGGCACGTTTCATATTAAATCCAGTACCTGGTCTGCCAAATCCAGAAGACAAAGCACCAACCCCAGCCGCAGCAAAAGGATTAGCAATAAATGGGGCGGCAAGGATACCAGCATAGGGGGCAACGTCTTTTAAGAACGGAACAGCTTGTCCTATAGGTTGAATAACTGCTTTTTCAATAGGCTGGAACACCCTAGTCAAAGCATTAGATAAGCCGCCAACACCAAAATGTTTCACTTCGCCTCCTTCGGCATATCGCTCAGTTGGTCTGTAGCCATAAATATTTCTAGCGTTTGCAGTATTTTTTATTAAATAAGGATCTGCAACTGCACGAGAGGAACCATACGAATACTTTCTTTTGGTTGGCTGAGGTTGATCTTGTGGTTGTTGTTGTGCGTCACCAGCATTTGCCAAAGATAAGGCTCCTATACCAAGAGCGGCTGAAGTGCGTGGGTTGGCTACAACATAAGATTTAGCCATATCATAGGCTGCACCTGGCAATTGAGACAAACGATCTAAATATCCAGTGTCAGCCATTTGTTGCGTTGCAGCATCTGCTGGTGTCATGTAATTAAATATAGGAGCAGCAGTGTCTTGTGTATTGTTAATTAATTCTCTAAAAAACTTTTCTCTTAATTCTTCTTCTGAAACAGCTTGTGTGGAGGCTGAAGATGCAGCAACACTTTCTGGAACATAAGGCTGGGATGAGGCAACAATATCTGCTTCAAAATTTGGAAGAACAAATTCAGTTGATATAGCTTCTGTTGGTACATTTGGCGTATAAGATGATGGAGGTGTCCCGTCTATATAAGGACCAGCAGCCTCATCTGGTACGTAAACAGAATCAGGAGTTAATAACGTGCCTGTATCTGGTGCATCTACATAAGGTACTTCAGATGGAAGTTTAATAGAATCTTCTAGAGGAACATCGCCACTAAATAGACTGTTTAAACCATAAGATGTGAGACCTGCTGTAGCAGCACCTTTTAAAATATCTTCAGGGTCTTCACCTTGAATAGCTCCAGTAACAGCCCGTGTACCAGCAGATAATGCGGCAGCTTGAGTTGCTGTTAATGCTGCTCCTGTTACATAGGGTGCTGCATAAGGAACTGCTACAGCGGCTACAGTTGCCCAGCCACCAGGTATAGCACTTCCAACAGCTTTATCTAGTCCAACTAAAGCGCTATCGATACCCTTAACAATGCCACTAAATGCATCACCAATTCCTTTGATTGCTCCAGAAATAGGGTCTCCACCCTCTAAAGTCATCCCATGTTTAAACGGGTTATGTCTACCGCCTAACGGATTAAAGGCGTGGATAGGGAGGGTGGATTCTAAATGGTATCTCATAGTTCAGCCATATAAGCGTACTCTTTACGGTCAGATTTTTGAATGTCCATACCGTATATTTTGAGCATTTTTACAATCTGTTCCCCGCCTTTAGGTTTTCTAAAATATGCTTTTTTAATGTCAGAATCTTTGACTTTTTCAATAAAATATTGAATGGCAGATGCCAAGGACTGAGGGGCATCTACAGTATATAAGTGGGGTTCTACGGCTCCATCCCCCAAACGAATTAATAATAGCAGGGAGTTGTTTTTTTGTAACAGAATGCCATTCCCGCTTTCCACAATACGAGCAATTCCCATCAGAACCTTTTTGGGGTCATCCGCCTGACTGTATTGGTCTCTTAGAATGATTTCTGATGGTGTCATGTTATGTTTACCGTTACTGTCCCCACGTTAGCTGTGGCTGATACTCCAAATACATAAGAAATATAGGGTACAACAATCTTTAAGTCCTCGCCAACCTGAAATACAGTGCCGTCTGGCAAATTGTACCCTGATGTTGGTAAATTTAATAGCCGTAAACCATCTAGTTGCAGTGCAGCATTGGAATCGCTTTGGGCAAAATACAGCCTTAATGCACCGATCAACTGAGACATATGTTGCTGATCGTATTCGACTGGAGCTAGAGGCAAAGCTGGCGCCCGAAATCGTTGCATCCCCATTATCTACGTCCATCAGGTCTGCCGTCCAATCTAGGACTGCCTAACTGCCACTGAACATTTGATTCCGTGGAAGAAATTTCAACCGCCATTTGCCTAGCCCTAGCTCGCATAAAAATTTGCTCAGTAAATACGTCTACTGAAGTTTCAATGACTGGCTGGGAATCTATGTTGGAGTAAGCATTGCCAGGAAAGTTACGGGGTTTTATGTACATAGTAACCGCAGGTAAGGTAGCAGTTGATCCCGCAAAGTTAAGGTCAGGAATAATTCGCTTAGTCAAAATGAACTGATCCCCGTCCACTAAGTCAAAGTCTGAAGAGGCTATATAGGAGGTCATAGCCCTAGTGTCATCATTAAGACCCTGCTCATGGTTATAAATGATGCTGTTTGCAGTCATGGCGGTCTGCACTACAAGCTGAGATATATTGACGGTGTATGTACCTACCCCGCCTGAGCCTGTACCTAAGGCAGTAATCTTAGTGCCTACGGCTACGCCTGTACCCTCAATAACGCTGCCTATCTCTAGAATGCCAGAAGAAATAGCCGAAACCGTTAAAGTTGTACCCGAAATAGCTCCCGTTGCATACGTTGCCGTAAGAGCCTGAGGGTATTCCCTTAGTGATGAATCTGACCATGCTGTGCGGTCAATCGTGCCGTAGTACCAGATTCTTTCTAGGTGGTTGTAGATGACATAGGCATTATTAACGTTACTATCTGCCGTTGGATAAAACCACCAAACCTCATTCCAACCCTCATTAGTGCCAGCAATAATCTGGTCGGCTTGGTCGTAATTTAAGTTCTGGAACACATGATTTCGGATGCTACAAGGTAAAGTTTCTACTCGTCCGCCATAGGCATAAAACTTGTCATGCCCAAACCAATACGCCGTATTATTAACTGTAACAACTGAGCGGGGGCTAAGGATAGATATATTGTCCGCCAGCTCTTGCAGTCCAAACACGTCCGTAGTGCCAAGATATTGCAAGGAATTGAGCGTACCCTCAGTAAATACAAGGATCTCTTGACGTGTCGCTATAGCACAAACGATGGCAGAACCACGGGAAACTCGCAAAAAGCCCGCTGAATTGGTAACAAGCGGAGTCCAGACATTGGGCTGATCTTGAGTAGCCCAGCGGATTAATAAGGGGTCAAATGCGCCGCCACCAAAAGGAGTAGCACCAAAACAAATTAAATGCTTATCGTTCTGGGATACCAAAATCTGCATTGCTTGGGTAGGTACGTCCGCAGGGGCTACCCCGCTAATAGTAGTAGTCGCCAAGGGCGTAGCTCTAGTAGCAACACCACTTGCATATTTCCAGTAATAAATGGTTCCATCACGGATATTAGCTACCATGTCATCGTCAAAATTCTGTATAAACCAATCTCTTTGGGCGCGAATAACAGGAGCGGCTGCGCCAGAACCCCAACCACTACGGCTCCATGCTCCTGCGCCCCAGCCATATCCTGCAAAAGCATTATTGTTACCTACATTAATTTGAAAAGCTGCGGTAATAGCCGTTCCACCACCAGAGGTTGAAGATGTAGCTGCTGTAGTGGTTGTGATGGTAAAGGTGTTTGCCGTAACCTGATCGACTATAAACTCAGCATTAAACTCAGATGCAGGTATCCCGCCAATTGGTCCAACTACCCCAGAAAAGGTTACATAATCCCCATCAATACCGCCATGAGCCACAATCGTTACGGTAACAGTTTTAGACCCATTTACGGTAGTAAAGCAGTTGTCTGTTGCCGTAGTTGTGAAGGTTTGACGTATTGGGGTAATGTCATATAAGATCTGCCCTGCTTCAATGTATAGTTTTTTAGATGTTCCAAGAGCTAGGTAATTATCCGAAGCTGTGGTTATCCAATTAAACATCTGGCGACAAACACCTACGACTGTAAACAGACCGTAACGCAGCCAACCGCCTATCTTTTGGGGGTAGCCAGAACGAAACCGTACCTTATCGCACTCAAACCAACCGCCCTCATTACTGTAGTTAGTTTGATCTTTGTTTAAACCTGGACGAAATTGTAGTTTTTGCAGTGGCATATTAGCTTAAAAATAAGGCACGTTCATCATTTCTACGGGTTACTAACCCTTTCAGTACTTTACCGCCAGCCAGCGTATATTTCAAGAACTCTTCTGCCGCCTCTTCCATTTCGCCCCGAATAACCTTCTGACGGAGGGTGCTGCGCTGTAGTGTTCCCAGACCAACATTAAAGC